ACGCACATGTTCTTCCTCGATGCCGGTGCCCATCGCATAAGTATCGGTGATTCAGTTGACGCCCCTGCTGCAACACTAGAGGTCACAAACCATGCATCTGCTGGTGCCACTGGTGTTCCTCTGGTACAGCTTAACAGCAACGATGTGGACAAAGAAGCCCTTGATATTAATGCGTCCAATACGACGGCAAATGTTATAGACGCGAGTGGGCTTGCAGTAACGACACATGCTGTTGCTGCCCTCTCCGCTAGCGCCTTAACGAGTGGCCAAGTCATTGCAATCGATCATAATGACACTGCAACAACGTCGGTCGGTCCTACGTCCATTCTCGTTGATTTTGATAAAACCGGCGTTCAAGGGAATAGTCAAAACTCCGCTTGGCGCGGGCTGCATATCATGCAAAATGATGCTGCTACTAATCATGCTGGCTCTTTTGTGACAATGAAGGGAATCGAGATTGAACAGGCTTTTGCAAATAACCAGGGTGTAACTACTAATTTTGGCTTATCAATATCGGGATCCGGGGCTGACAACAATGTCGGTATTAATATTTGTGTTGATGATACTGTAACCAGTCCTTGTATTCTGATGTCATCATCCTTAAATGTTAATGATAAAGGCAGCATCACAGTCGGCGGAAATGGCGCGATGACAATACAAACTATTGACCTATCCCACGCTCTTGCAGACTTAAAATTGGATATTGATGGAATTATATCAGCTTCAGCCGCCAACGGTGCAAACCCGATTGAGATTCAGGCATCGACTGTAAATATCCAGCAAGGCGGTCTTGGAGTTCACACAGGCGGCGGAATAGTTGCGACATCGAGTATTGGCGTAAACACCTTTTCTGATCCCACCTCATTAAAGGTGAGCACAGGCGGTGGTGAAGTTGTGACATTTGGAGTAGAGTCTGCTACGTTTGGCCCTGGCAAAGTAGTATATTTCGATGTTGACGGCGGCTGGAAATACACAGATGCAGATGCCGTTCCCACTGCTGGTGGTAATTTGCTGGGAGTTTGTCTTGGAGATAACATAACAGATGGTGTATTATTAAGAGGATTTTTGCATTTTGCTACGGCCTCTGGCCATCAGGATCCCGTCACAGGCTCTGTAGTTTATCTATCGACCGAGGCTGCCGATATTACTTTTAACGCTCCCACAGGAGGGGGAGATATTGTGAGAGTAATCGGATATGCGACGGACCAAGTTAATCTTATATATTTCAACCCAAGTGGTGATTGGATTGAACTATAATGCCAGATCTTGTTGCAGTTACCGGGATGGCCATTGACGATATCATCAAAATAGATGATGTTGACAAAGAGAACATTGTTCTGATTACTGGTCAGGCACCCCCACCGCCTAGAGCTAAAAGATGGATGGGAGGCGGAAGATTGGGCTACGTGTACACGACTTCTGCATCACTCGGTAACACTGGGTGGAACCAGGGCCCTGGCATCGACGGCGCTGGAGGACGTGGCGGCTATGTTGCAGATATTGGCAACGGACTTCTAAACTCTGTTGGCTATGGTTTCGTCGATCCAGCAGCCGATCCCCTGGTCAAAAGATGGGTGTTTGGTTTGGAACTGGAAACAGGAGCGTCAGGAAGTACGCCCTATATAAACTCTCAATCTTGCCAACCCGCTGATCTTGATGAAGCTGGACGCCCAACGTATGCATCAGCGAGCAACTACGTTTCAGGTTCGGGGAATGGAGCAAACACTGGTTATATTTCCAATGGACAGATTATGTATGGCAATGGTGTTTGGATACGAGGTGGTAAGTGGCTTACCGATGGGGGTGAGCGTCATGTCATTGGAAGATCAACCGATGGAGGCAACGCTTTTACTATGATTGACATGAACAATACGATCCAGGATTATTGCCGGGCCATCGGCTATGAAGGAGGCGATTCGGGTAACTGGTTGGCAGTAGTTCAGTCTCATGTCTGGAAAAGCCTGGATGATGGAGCTAGCTGGACAGATTTAGGTGCGCTCGATGGCACGAAGGATTGGTATTCGATGGCATATGATGGAGTAGGTCGTTGGATAATTGTCGGTGCAAGTGGTGATGGTTTCACTTCCATAGTTCCTATTGCAGATATGGACCCGGAAGAGACAGAAGATCAGTGGACTTCCCTTGCAGACAGCTTTGCTATCTCTCAGAATTTATTTGGAATCGTGTTTATGAAGGGCTCGGTAAACAAATGGGTTACGTGTGGAGAAGGTGGCAAAATACTGAGTTATGCATATACCTCGTCAAATTCGGATCGTGGAAATAATTGGACAGTTGAATCAACTCCCATCACCACGACGTTAAATGATGTGGCTACAGATCACACAACAATTATCGCAGCAGGAGATAGCGGAGTCATTTTGACCAGCCCCGATGCCGACGAATGGGAACAACTTAACAAAACTAACGATGGCATCGGCACAGAACAACTCCGTTGTATTTCTTGTGATATAATTGGTGCCGGAAAGTATTAAAATGGCTGATGCTTGAATAAGCATAAAAGCAGGCATTTAACTTTTTAGAACACTATTTAATTGTGACTGAATATATTTTATGGAGTTGATATCTATGTCCACTTTGCTTGAGCAAGCCATAGTCGATGCGGAGGCGCTTAAAGAGGCGGCTATCAAAAACGCAGAAGCGACAATCATCGAAAAATATTCCTCTGAGGTTAAAGCCGCAGTTGAATCTTTAATCGAACAAGAGGGCGCAGATCTCCTTGGCGATCTTGGAGAACTCGAAGAAGCCCCGGAAGATGAAAGCCCTGTAATGGACGAGGTTCCGTTCGCTGTCGAGGAGGGTGACGATCCAATTATGGTTCGCCTGGATCTTGAGGCATTAGAGCGTGCTCTCGATGAAGAGGGCTCTACAGTTGCTGAAGAAACTCACGAAGACCTTGCAGAAGAACTTGAAGACGAACTCGTAGAAGGCGATGAAGACATTGAACTTGATGAAATGATTCTTAACGCCATAGCAGAAGAGCTAAAAGTTGATCTGGGAATCCCAGATCAGGGGCTTGGAGGACGCACAACTCCAACAGATAGAAATTTAGAGGGACAAAAAGTTCATCTTGCCGCCCTTAAGGAGGATGAACTTGCAGAAGAGCATGCTGCGCTAGAAAAAGCCAGAGAAGAAGCAGGCATGTATATGGAGCAAGTGAAAGCTTATAAAGCAAAGGCAAGCAAATTACAAAAAACAGTTTTACATCTTAAAGAGCGATTGGAAGAAATTAATCTTTCCAACGCTCGTTTACTTTATACTAATCGTGTATTAAATAGCACCTCCTTGAATGAGCGACAAAAAATTAAAATTGTCGAGTCTATTTCAAACGCAGATTCTGTAGAAGAGGCGAAGGTTATTTACGAAACCCTTCAAAGCGCAGTGGGAAGTTCTAGAAATAGTAAATCTCCGCAATCACTCCGCGAAGCAGTAGAGAAACCGTCGCCAACGCTTCCCCGAAGAAGGGAAGCACATAGCGCTCAAAATCCACATTTTGATCGGATGAGAGCGTTAGCAGGCATTAAAGGAGGTAATAAATAATGTCCGTATTAAATAAATTAACTGAGGGCATTGTCGATAGAGATCTTTCAAAAGAAGGTGCTGCACTTTTATCAAAGTGGGAACGCACCGGACTTCTGGAAGGTTTAGACAATGACCGAACAAGAAACAGCATGGCTCGTCTTCTTGAAAATCAGGCTAAGGAGCTTCTTCGTGAAACTTCGTCAATGTCTGGTGGTGATGTAGAGGGCTTCGCGGCTGTTGCATTTCCAATCGTTCGCCGTGTATTCGGTGGACTGATCGCTAACGATCTTGTCAGCGTTCAACCAATGAGTCTCCCAAGTGGGCTCATTTTCTTCCTTGATTTCACCACGTCGAATGACACAGGTGCTCGGGGCGGTTTAATCAACCCTGGTTCACTGTATGGTGGCGGGAAGGTCGGTGCCGAAATTACCGGTGGTGTTAGCTTAGCGGCTCCAGATAATGAGAGAAGTTTTTATAACCTAAACAATGGTTATTCTTCTCCCACAGGATCCAGTGATGCTATTCGCCTTGTTCCGGTTATTTCTGGTACATTTGGTGCAAGTAATGTCGGAGACGGTGTATTGCAAATGGCTAAGCTTCTCAATCAAGCTCACGCTGTTTCAGGTACTCTGGAAAGAATGTGTCGTTATGACCCAGACTTTACTTCTGGAACAACCAACGTGTTTGTTGGTAGGGCTGCAATTAGTGACCTGACTCAGCTTAACCTAGATAACTTGGTGAGCATTTCTGGTACCATGGGTAACTCTGCTGATAACCAAGCACGTCGTTTGACTGCTTTCTCTGGCTCTGACAGAGGATTGTGGCAGCCTTCCGATGGAGATCCAACAGATGTGTTGCTTTTCTTCCACTCTGATACTCGCACGCTCGCGCAGCTATCAGCTTCTTATGCAGATCTGGCGACAGCCGTAACACTCGAATGGACTATTGATGACGATTTTGTTGTCAGTAATGCTGTGGGTTCCGTTATTGGCGATCCGCTCTGGGGACTTGAGGAAGCAAGCAATGCGGTTGGAACAGAAGACGGGCTTATCCCTGAGATCGACATCAAGGTTGATTCTGTAAGTATCACCGCGATTACCAAGAAGCTCAAGGCCAAGTGGACACCCGAATTGGGACAGGATCTTAACGCCTATCACAATTTGGATGCCGAGGTCGAGCTTACTTCAATTCTCTCTGAGCAAATTGCTCTAGAAATTGATCGTGAGATTCTTGAGGATCTAGTCAAGGGCGCAACCGCTGGTACATATTACTGGTCACGTCACGCTGGCAAGTTTGTTAACAGAACAGGCGCGTCAGGTGGTCTGGAAATTGGTACCACTACAGCAACTCCCGACTTCACGGGTACCGTTTCCGAATGGTATGAGACTCTTGTTGAAACAATCAATGATGTTTCGGCACAGATTCACCGTAAGACTCTAAGAGGTGGTGCAAACTTCATCGTGGTTTCACCTGAAGTTGCTAACGTCCTTGAGTTTACTGCGGGATTCCGTGCAAATGTCACTGGTGATGTTGACAGGGGAACCGTTGGTGCAGTCAAGACAGGTGCGCTTTCCAAGAAATGGGATGTCTATGTTGACCCCTACTTCCCACGGAACGTTGTTCTCGTTGGTCGTAAGGGCGGCTCCTTCTTGGAGAGTGGATACGTCTATGCTCCATATGTCCCGCTACAAGTCACGCCCACTATCTTCGGAACCGAAGACTTCGTGCCCCGCAAGGGAGTCATGACGCGCTACGGTAAGAAGATGGTTCGTCCTGACATGTATGGACTGGTCGTCGTCGTAGACCTCGTTTGATAAATAATCAAGCGATAATATAAAAGATTGCCCTCGTCACTCAAATGGCGGGGGCTTTCTTTTATCGCTCAACTATTTAAGGTGAGGAGACTTATATTTAATGGCGATTCCCACCCTTGCTCCAAAAAGCAACACTAGCGCGATTGTACTTCCCGCGACCGGCTCACCAGGAAGTGTAGCAGCAGAGTGTCCCTTTGCGATGTTTACCGGCTCTGTAGAGTTTTTATCAGGAGCCGCTGAACAAGTTGCCTACACATTTAAGAAACTTGGTGGAGACATCCTAGATCTTGAAATCACCACAGGTAGTGTTTATGCTGGATATGAAGAAGCGGTTTTAGAATATTCTTACATTGTTAATATGCATCAGGCAAAAAATATATTACCTGATGTTTTGGGTATGACCACTGGAACCTTTGACCGCGATGGCACATTGCTGGCTGGAACTTTGTCGTCAAGTCTTAGTGGTACACATGTTGCCCTTAAGTATCCCAAGTCTACATTTACATATTCCCAAAGAATATCAGAAGCATTTTCTACTGATGCCCGCGCTGGCGGAACTTCAAGAATATACTCGGCATCGTTTCAAACAACTGGTAGTGTTTCGGACTATGATTTACAAGAAGTTTTAAATAGTGCAAGCGTGAACAATGTAGATGCCGCAACGAAAAATCCAGTTCCCTATGCTGGCTTTACAAGTGGCAGCAAAATAATCGTTGATAAAGTATATTATAAAACACCGTCTTCTATGTGGAGATTTTTCGGATATTATGGTGGACTTAATACTGTTGGCAATTTGGCAAACTATGGACAGTATGCCGATGATTCAACATTTCAGTTAGTTCCTGTTTGGCAAAATAAAGCACAAGCCATGGCGTTTGAGGATTCAATATATACAAGAAATTCACATTATTCTTTTGAACTAAATAATAATATATTAAGGATATTCCCCACACCACCAAATACAGATTCAAGTCCAGATTATTTTTGGTTTAATTTTAGAATTGTAGAAGATTCGTGGACCGCAGCCTCTGGTTCCCTCGTTGACGGAATCAACAACATGAACACAGTTCCTTTAGGGAACATTCCTTATAAAAATATTAATTCAATTGGAAAACAGTGGATTCGTAGATTTGCGCTCTCGTTAGCAAAAGAAACATTAGGACATGTTCGTTCCAAGTTTGCCACTGTGCCAATCCCCGGCGAATCGGTTACGCTCAATGGTCCAGCATTAATTGCCGAGGGCAGAGAGGAGCAAACGAATTTACGAACAGAGCTAAAAGAGACGTTAGACGAATTAACATATCAAGCTTTAGCTGAAAAAGATGCTTCTATTGCAGATTCAGTTAACACAATTAATCAAAATATACCAGCAGGTGTATTTGTTGGATAAGGAGGGAATAAATGGCTGACGATAAATGGTCCCAACCAACGCAACCACCTCCCCCATTATTTCTTGGCGAGAAGGAAAGAAACCTTGTTAAGCAGGTAAATGATGAGCTTATTGAGCGCGTTATTGGTCAACAAGTAGTATACTATCCAATAGATCAAAGCATCACAAACTATAATGATCTTTATGGTGAGGCTATAGAGAAATCTTTTCTTTCACCAGTCAGGGTTTATGCCCTTGTTGATTATGAAGGTACTGAGACAAAAGCAGATGAATCTGTTGGAATTGACAAAGCAAATACAATTACAATATATTTTCACAAACGAAGATTAATAGAAGATCAAGACCTATATGTTAGAGAGGGTGACTTTGTGTTATATGGCGATTATTTTTATGAGATAACAAGTCTTAATTGGGCAAGACAGCTATTTGGACAGATTGATCATAAATTCGAAATTGTAGCAACTTGCTATTATTCAAGAGAGGGACTATTCGATGCCACCTGATAATCCAAGAACTCCAGACTTGGCACCCCTCCAAGAAATTCCGTTTATGCCCTCAACAATAGAGACGATTGATCGTGCTCTGTTTGAGTATATTGATGATGAATTGAATGTGTTTTGCACGACAAA